GTCGAGGTGCGGAACGTTCTCTCCCGGGTGCTGTCCGCCACGCCGGCAGAGCTGACGATCGTCCGGTCCCTCCTGTCCTTCCGCGTGAAGGGGGCGGAGTACACCCCTCAGTACCAGGCCGGCCGCTGGGACGGGAGGTGCCACCTCTACCGCGAGGTCACGTCCACGTTCCCGACCGGCCTGCTCGGCCTGCTCAAGACCCGGTTGACCGTCCAGGCCAACGACGTCCGCACGCGCGTCGAGCCCATCCCCGCCGACACGTCCTGGCTCCGGGATTACCAGGCGGAGATCGTCGACAAGTGCCTGGCCGCGGGACGGGGCATCGTCCACGCCGCCACGGGCGCGGGAAAGACGGAGGCCATGATCGCGCTGACCGTGAGGGTTCCTGGCCGCTGGCTGATCTTGGTCCACAAGAAGGATCTCCTCCACCAGACTGCCGACCGGTTCGAGCTGCGCACGCGGGAGGCGTGCGGGCGCTGCGGGGACGGGGAGTGGAGTCCGCAGAGGGTCACCGTGGCCACGGTCCAGACCCTCCACCGCAGGGCGAAGGAGGCTGCGACGATCGCGCTCCTGAAGGAAGCGGACGGGGTGATTTCCGACGAGTGCCACCAGGCCAGCAGCGACACCTACCGCGAGGTGATGAACCGCTGCGAGAACGCCTACTGGCGCTTCGGCTTCTCGGGGACGCCCCTCGACCGCTCGGACATGAAGGACCTGATCTTGATCGGGTCGACGGGAGGCGTGGTCGCCCGGGTCGATGCTCAGTCCCTCGTGTCGCGGGGGCTCCTGGCCCAGCCCGAGATCTCGATGGTGCCCCTCAAGCAGGTGACCACGGGCTCGACCTGGATGGAGGTCTACCGGACGGGGGTCACGGAATGTGGTCCTCGGAACGCCCTCCTGGCCCGCCTGGCCGCGGGGGGCCGGAAGCCCTGCCTCCTGTTCGTGCGGGAGATAGCCCACGGCCATGCCCTGGAGCGCGCCGTTCGCTCGCTGGGGGTCCGGACCGAGTTCGTGTGGGGGAAGGCCCCCTCCTCCGAGCGCCAGGCCGCCATAAAGCGCCTGGTGCGCGGGGACGTCGACGTCCTGGTCACCAGCGCGATCTTCGACGAGGGGGTGGACATTCCGGAGGTTGAGGCCGTGGTCGTCGGATCTGGAGGTCGTTCGGTGATAAAAACTTTGCAGCGCCTCGGCCGCGGGATGCGGGTCACCGGGACCAAGGCGACCATGGACCTGACCGACGTCCTGGACCAGGGGCACCCGTGGCTGCGCTCCCAGGCACGCGCTCGTCAAAAAGCCTATGAATCCCACGGATTCAACGTCACCGTGAAGGCGCCGTAGCTTTGTTTTTCAGGCAGGTTTTGCTTTGTTTTCCGCCCGCGCGGTGGTTTATTTTTTCAAGCCGGGCGGAGAAACCTCCGAGGAGATGGGGAAATTATTTTACAGGTACCAAGGGAAAAAGCGATTTTCCGGGAAAACCGGGATAACTTGGAGCTGCGGCTCCAAGGAGACTTAAGGGGAGATCTAACCTTGACCCTAGATGGACCTAAAAATTTAAGGATAGGATCCCTAGATGGCTGATGAAGCTAGAGGGGAGAGATCTGATCTTATATCAGATTACACCGTTTTGACGCGGCGGGTCGAAAAAACAGGTTCGAGCGAAGTTGCAAAAACAGAAAAAGAAGTCCACGCAAATCCTCCAGGCATGCACCCCAACTACTACGACGAGCTTGCGCCTCCGATCCCGAACACGTCCCGCGAAGAGATGAGGAAGCTTTCGCGGGTCATCCCGAAGCACCCCGCGATGGACCCGAAGAGGCCGTGGCTGCCGGCCATGGGGCTGACCCGTTCGGCGGGGGCGAGGGGGGGTAGCTATCCCCCGTTCCCGGGCATCAAGGTCGAGGTCCCGGGCTTCCCGCCCGAGCCAGTCCCGACGTTCGAGGTGGAGTGGCGGGCGGGGGTCGACGTCTACTGCCGGCTTTGCAGGGGGAAGTACGGGGGGCAGATCCAACCCGGCGGGCAGTTCTACTACGTGTTCCGGAAGGAGGTCCTGGAGCTTCTCTACCCCCTTCACTCGGTGCCTGGATACGTCGAGTTCGCGCTCTCCGAACTGATGCGGCTCAACGATCGCGCGCCGTTTCCTCAGCAGGTGTTCGGCCGGAAGGCCATCGAAAGCTTCCTGCCCGTTTACGTGCGACAGGTCTCACCGTACTACCGCAGCTTCACCATGTCAGACGCCGAGAGGCGTCGCTACTACGAGCAGGTGCCCCATGCCCTCGGCGTCGTCGCCCCCGTACGCTCTGGAGACTCCGGTTCAGCAAGTCCTGGCCAAGAAGCTGGTGACCGAGCCGGGCCTCATCTCGAAGTTGGCCAAGCTGGTCGACCCAAGCCGCCTGTCTGACGAGCCCTCGCGCCTCCTCTGCGAGAGCGCGCTGGCCTACTACGCCGAGTACGCCAGGAACCCGACCCAGATCGAGGCGCTCCAGGGCGTGCGGTCCATGGTCGACCGCGGGACTGTGAAGGTCGACCGGGTGGCGATGTGCGCGGCGGCCTTGATGGCTGCGTCCGAGGGACCGACGGCCTCGTCGGACTACCTGTTCGACCTCGTGGCCGAGGCCGAGCGGAAGAGCGCGGTCTGGCTCGCGATCGAGCGCAGCATGCATCTCTGGAAGTCCGGCCAGATCGAGGACATCCCGCGGGAGGTGGAGCGCGCGGCTTCGGTGGGGGTGGTCGAGGGAGATCCTGGAGTCGACTACCTGGCGGACCTCGCGGCGAGGACGGCGCGCCGCAAGGACGGGCGCATGCCCCCTCGGCTGCCCACGGGCCTCTCGGACCTCGACGCCATCATGCGCGGTGGCCTGGCGGCGGGGGAGCTGGGTTGCGTGCTGGGAGCGCCCAAGAGCGGGAAGTGCCACGCCGCGGGCCAAGGCATCATGATGTACGACGGCACGATCAAGCCGGTCGAGAACGTGAAGGTGGGAGAGCTTGTCATGGGGCCAGACAGCCAGCCTCGGCGGGTGATGGGCACCAATCGAGGGCGTGGAGAGATGTACGAGGTGTGCCCCAACTATGGTGGGATACCCTGGCGGGTGAACCAGGAGCACGTGCTCACTCTTGCTGGCACGAAGCGTTACGAGGGGCAGGTGATAGACGTCTCCGTGAAGGAGTGGCTGGGCTGGTCCGCCAATCGCAAGCGGTCCTTCAAGTTACTGAAGGTTCCGGTGGCAAAGTTTGGTGGGGGTCGGAGGAAGCTTTCTATCGATCCCTACTTCTTGGGGGTACTGCTAGGGGACGGGTCCATCCAGAACGTGATTGGTGTGACTACAGAAGATCCCGAGATCCTGGACGAAGTCGAACTCCAGGTGAAACGGGCTGGGTTGCGTTGCGTTTGTCGTGAGAACACTCGCGGAGGCAATGCGCCTACTTACTTTTTGTCAGGTACGCCGGGAAAGAAGAACCCCCTGGCCATCAAGCTCGCGGAATTGGGACTCTGGGGTAGATCTTGCGGGGATAAGTTCATCCCCTGGGAGTACAAGACAGCCGGACTTGCAGAGCGATTGCAACTCCTGGCCGGTTTGCTGGATACCGACGGAAGCTACTCCCGTACCCGCGGGGGATCGTATGAGTTTGTTTCTAAGTCCAAAGTGTTGGCGGATGGTGTTGTGTTTGTGGCCCGCAGTTTAGGGTTGCGGGCTCGCGCCTGCCTGACGAGGAAGGCTTGCCAAACAGGTGCAGTCGACAACTACTATAGGGTCCACCTTTATGGTGAATTGAACAGTGTCCCGTGCAGGGTTGCTAGAAAGCGGGCGGCCTTCGGACTTCCCAAACGAAATCCCCAGCGCAGTGGATTCAACATCGCGGCCACGGGAGTAGCAGAGGCATACTACGGGTTCTCGCTGGACGGGGATAGTCGGTATCTACTCGATGATTTCACGGTCACCCACAACAGTCAGGCCCTGAACTTCTTCGGGCTCCACGCCCTGTCGCTCGGCCTGACGGTGGTGGAGTTCACGCTCGAACTCTCGGCGCTGGAGAAGATGGAGAGGCTCGACGCCGCGATTGCGGACCTGCCGATCCGGGACCTGGTGAAGCACGCGGTCCGGGTGGACGAGGCCGTCGTGGAGTGGATGGATCGGCCCCGGGAGAACGGGCGCCGACCCCTCTACCACGTGAAGGAGATGGCCGGGGGAGGGACCACGACGGCGCGGGAGATGAGCGCTTACCTCCGCAACCTGGCGGCCGAGCAGTCGATCAAGCCCGACCTCGTCATCGTGGACTACGGGGACGAGATGGGGTCGATGCGCGAGTACCGCAACCGCTTCGAGGAGCTGGGCGGGGTCTACTCGGAGCTGAAGGGGGTCATCGCCAAGGGCTTCAACGTCCCGTGCTGGACGGCGAGTCAAACGCGAAGGGACGCCCTGACGAAGGACACGATCGGCGCCGTCGACATCGGAGAGTCGTTCAAGAAGATCGCAGTCGCGGACATCGTGCTGGGAATCTGCCAGTCTGAGGCCGAGCAGAAGAGTGGCCTCGTGCGCGTTGGCATCGCCGAGAGCAGGTTCAGCGCGGACGGGATCGTCGTCGGGCCGTACCCGACGGCTTACGAGCGCGGACTGTTTTGCCTGCGACAGGGGGACGGGTGATTCGAGCGCCCACCTCTCAAGGTCAGCGCATAGGAGCGCTGGAGAACTCCGTGCGGAGGTCCGGAGTTCGCGGGCCGACGAGTGGGGGGGAGTACCAAATCAACTGCCCGTTTTGCGAAGTTCGCGCGGGCAAGGCCGACTCCAAGTTCAAGCTCTACGCGAACCCTGCGAAGGGGGTCTGGATCTGCTTCCGGTGCGACGCGCGAGGGCGAGGCGACCTCTCGTGGCTGGGGGCGCCGGGGGCGACCACCGAGGTTCCTCGAACGGAGTTCTTGGACAGGCCCGACGGCTTCCGAGAGCTGGACTCCAAGAGCATCTCCATGAGGCCTTACGTCGAGTACCTCCATTCCCGGGGGGTACTCGACCACGCGATCCGCGTCGGAGCGGGGGCCTGCCTGGAGGGTAGGTACGCGGGTCGCGTGGTGATCCCCCACTCACACCTCGCGGCATCCGGTGGCTCGTGGGATGGGTTCGTGGCCAGGGCCGTGCTGCCGGGCGTTCGCGGGCCCAAGTACCTCTACCCGGCCGGGATGAACCGGAAGGGGACGCTGTGGGGGCATGCGTGGCTGGGGCACAGGGCCAAGCCGGATCCCGGGATCTGGGATCCGGGCCTCTGGGTCGTCGAGGGGGTGTTCGACGCCCTGCCCCTCTGGCCTCATGCCCTGGCCACGTTCGGGAAGAACGTCACCGGGGAGCAGATCGACCTCATGGTGAAGCTCGCCACGAAGGGAGCGCACAACAGGATCACGGTGGCCCTCGACGGCGACGCCTGGATGGATGCCAAGGTGCTCGCGGCCCAGCTCATGCTCCGCGGGGTGGACGCTCGGTGGGCGAGGCTCCCCCCCGGAGAAGATCCAGGCACCCTCGGCTGGAAGGTCCAGGACTACGTCCAGGGGTAACTTGAATCCGAAAAGCGAAAGGAGATCGCGATGCTCATGAACTGCAAGACGATGGCGGGGGATACCTGCGTTCTGGGAACGGCGCGGGGGTTCGCCTGGGACGGTGGGAAGTTGTCGATCGACGTCGCGCAGTTCGTCGACGTCCTCGACATCCTCGCGGCGCTGGACCCCCAGCAGGGGGGGATCTTCGAGGTCCGGGTGCGGCCGAAGGGGGGCAACGGCAAAAGTTCGGGCGCGGCCGCGGCTCCGGTCCTGAACCTCGTGCTCGTCCCGACTTCGACTTCGGAGTCCCAGGCGCCGGTCGAGGTTGGCGAGGTGGAACCACCACCGGCGTCCTCCGCGCCCGCGCCGGCAACTCCTGCCTCGGTTCCACCGACAGGCACCGTCGACGTCCTGGCCCTCTGCCGCCTGAACACGTTCGGGCCCGCGATCGCGGAGTTCAAGAAGGCCGGGCTCACGACCTTCGCCGACATGGTCGCGGCGGCCGAGGGCGTGGCCTCGCAGGTCCCGATGTTCTTGACGAACCAGGACTGGAAGGACCGCCTCCAGGTGGCCGCGGTCCAGGCCGGGGTCGAGGGCGCAATTTGAAGCAGGCGCGCCTCTTCTCCCTGACGGGGTCGGGAAGCCTGCCGATCGTGGAGGACTGGTTCCGCGGGGCCGCTTCGGCGGACCCACTCCCGCGGAATCCGGAATGCACGCGCTGCGAGCTGGGTCGGCGGGACGGGCTCAAGCACGTCTGCGCTCCGGCCCTGGGGGAGGAAGGCGGTGCCCTGGTCGTCTTCCCGCGGATGACAGTCACGGAGGATTCCCAGGGACCGTTCACGGCGCGGGGCCTGCGCGAGCTTCGCGACGAGGCGGAGGCCCTCTACCCGGGACCGGTCCGGTTCGCCTACGCCGTCTCCTGCCCCTCTCCCTCGGCCCCGGAGGAGAAGCACGCGGACGCCTGCGCGTCCTACCTGGCGGCGGAGTTCGAGCGGCCGACGGAGCGCGCCGTGCTCGTGGGGGAGGATGCAGTTTACGCGGCGACGGGTCACCGCTTCTTCCCCATCCACACCCGCCGAGCCTGGGTGATGGTTCGCGGGGTTCCGTGCCTGATCGTGCCCTCCCTCTCGGCGGGCTCGCACAACGCCATCGTGAAGCGTTGGATCTCCGAGGACCTGAAGCGGGCGCTGCTCGATCCCCTTCCCGCTCCCGTCAAGGGTGTCGTCCGCGTGCTCGCGTCCGTCTACGAGGTGCGCCAGTTCCTGGCGGGCCTGGACCCGCAGAAGCCCACGGTCGTCGACGTCGAGAACGCCGGGTCGCTCTGGAAGGCCGACTTCAGCCTCCTGTGCCTGGGGCTGTGCCAGGATCCGGAGGACCCCGTGGTGATCCCGGCCGCGACGGTCCAGGACACCAAGGTCGAGCTGCGCAACTGGTTGGATTCGGTCGCGCCGAAGATCGGGCAGAACCTGAAGTACGATCGATTGGCGATCTGGCGGGCGCTGGGCGCCGACCTCGGGGGCGTCGAGGCCGACACCATGATCTGGTGCCGCCTCTTGGAGGCGGACGCCCCGGCGGCCCTCGGGACCCAGGCGTGGCGCGTGGGCATGGGCGGCTACAAGAAGGCGGCCCACGATGCCCTAGAAGACGACCCCCGAGGGGGCAAGGACTTCTCGTCCATGGAGCCCGACGCCCTCCACCGGTACAACGGCCTGGACACCTCCTGCACCCTCCGCCTCTACCGGCGCCAGCTCTCCGAGCTGGGGCCGAAGCTCATAACTACTTGGAGGACCCTCTGGGCTCCGGCGACCTGGGCCCTGGGCCACGTCGAGCGCTGGGGGGCGAAGCTGTCGGAGGACAACGTTCGGGCCTACGACCGCTACCTGATCGAGAAGCTGGAGCAGGCGACGGCCGAGATCGCGAAGGCGGTTCCCCTCTGGGAGAAGTTCAACCCGGCGTCGAACCGCGACATCGGTCGCCTGCTCTACGACGAGCTGAAGCTGCCCTGCTCGAAGCTGACCCCGGGGGGGCAACGCTCGGTTGCCGCGGACGTGCTGGAGGACATGAAGGGGCAGCATCCCGTCGTCGACCTCCTCCTGGACCACGCGCTCTACCGGAAGCAGCAGAGCGCGTTCGGGCTTCGGATGCTGGACCACGTCGGCTACGACGGCCGCGTCCACGTTTCCTACACCATGATCCGGTCGGGAAGGCTGAGCGCGAGGGATCCCAACATCCAGCAGATCCCGACCCCGCAGGAGCCCGGCGACGGCGGCACGTGGGCGCGCGGGTGCTGGGTGGCCGAGCGCGGGCACACCCTCGTGAACCTGGACTACGGGCAGATGGAGCTGAGGTGTGCCGCGATGCTCTCGGGTGACGAGGAGATGGCTGCGGCCTTCGAGCGGGGCACGGACTTCCATCGTCAGACGGCTGCGATGATCTTCGCCGTTCCGCCGGAACAGGTCACGAAGGAGCAGAGGAAGATCGCCAAGTCGATCGCGTTCGGGATGCTCTATGGCCAGACCGACTACGGTCTCTCGATGGCCTTGGGCATCGAACCCGAACAGGCGAAGAAGTATGTGGACGCCTTCCTCGGGAAGCTTCCCAAGCTCAATGCATGGAGGCAGCGACAGATCCGGAACGGGATGGCGACCGGGGTCAGCGTCGCCGAGTGGGGTTCCTGGTACCACCGGCGAAGGGTCACCGAGGTCGCGCAGATCGGAGACTCGAAGGACATCCGCCGGATGAAGAAGCACGCGGCTAACGTTTGCCTGAACAACCCGATCCAGAACGTTGCCAACTGCTTCAGCCTGGCTGCCCTGGCGAAGACCGTCTCCTGGATCTTGGACTGCCGCCCGGAGGTGAAGCTCACGATCACGGTCCACGACTCCCTCGTGCTGGAGGTTCCAGATTCGATGGTCGAGGAGGTTGCCAGGAAGGTGAGGGGCTTCATGCTCTCCTTCCCCAGCGGCAACGTGAAGATGGCGGTCGACGTGGAGGTGGGCAAGGACTGGGGCACTTTGAAGCCCTTGGACCTTTCCTGAGCGATTTTCCCCGGAGGGGTAACTTGGAGGTCACGATGGCTGAACCAACTTCGCAGAGGCAGGAACCTACCGAGGACGAGGAGAGGGCTGCGGTTTCGATAGACGCGGGACGCCTGAACGACGAGTTCGTGAGGGTCTCCAGCGACTTGGCCTACTGGAACCGCAGCTACGCGGGGGCCGTGAAGCGCCTCCGCCTGGCCGAGATGGACCGAGAGGGGCAGGAGGCTTCCCTCCGGCTCAAGTACCGTGCCGAGGCCGAGGCTTCCGGGCAGAAGATCACGGAGGGAACCCTGGACGCCCTGGTGGTGGACAGCCCCCAGTATAAGCTGGCCCTCACGGTCGAGGTCGACAGCGAGCACGACAAGAACCGCGCGACCGGGGTGGTGGACGCCATCCGAACGAAGCGCGACATGCTCGTCTCCCTCGGCGCCCACATCCGGGCCGAGATGCAGAGGGACCCTTCGATTCGAGAAACCGAGAAACGCTGAACCCCCAACCGAAAGAAGAACTCCCGTGGCAAACGAACTCACGAAGTACAAGCAGACCGACCTCGGCTTCCTCGCCGGTAAACGTCAAGAACTCGAAGAGCGAATTGCGAACCGCGACCAAGCTGGGTTCCTGAAGCTCGGCGAAGGGGACACCGTCCTGCGGTTCCTCCCAGCGAAGAACGGGCGCCCCCTCCAGGAGGTTTGGGTCCACCGCTTCCCGAACCTTGATCCTTCTTCGAAGAAGCCCGGGCCGAAGATCGCCTGCCTGGCGAAGAACTTCACCCAGCCCTGCCCGATCTGCAAGCGCGTCCAGGAGCTGCGCGAGACGAAGAGCCCTGCCGACGACGAGGCAGCCAAGCAGCTCTCGGCGAAGCAGCGCATCTACGCCGTCGTCGTGAACATGAACAAGCCAGACGACGGGGTCCGACTCTACGAGTTCGGAGAGACGGTCTACCGTCCTCTCCTGGCCTACCTCGACCCGAAGAGTGGAGGGGTCGACATCTTCGACCCGACGAAGGGTTACAACGTGATCATCAACCGGGTGGGCACCGGGCAACAGAACACGAAGTACACGGTCAGGATCCCGCCCGGGGCCCAGCCCTGCCCGATCGCGAACATGTCGTGGCTGGAGCACGCCCCGAACCTGGTCGACTTCATGAAGATGCCGCCTGCCGAGAAGATCGCCGCCCTCCTCGAAGGCCGCGACACGAGCGCGGACTTCAACCCGAGCGAGCTTGGGGAGTAGTTCGTGGCGAAGGACAAGCAGACCCCGGAGGCGAAGCTCGTCGCCGACCTGAACAAGGAGATCGGCGACGAGGCCGCGATGTTGATGGGCATCGACGGGGCGGCGGCAATCAAGGCCGTCTGCCCCACGGGGCTCACCGTCCTCGATCGCTGGATCCTGGGCGTCGGTGGCGTCCCGTACGGCCGCATCGTCGAGGTGTTCGGGATGGAGTCGGCGGGCAAGTCCACCCTCATGAACCGAATGCTCGCCGGGGTCCAGCGGGACGGCGGCGTGGCCATGCTCATCGAGACCGAGCAGAAGTACGATCCGACCTGGGCCCGGCTCCACGGGGTGGACGTCGATCGCCTGGTCCTGGCCCAGCCGCGGTGCCTGGAGGAAGCCCTTCGGGAGATCGAGCTGGTGGTGGACCGGGCCGACAAGGTCCCGCACCTCGTGGCGCTCGACAGCGTCGCGGCGACTCCGACCCGCGTCGAGGTCGAGAAGGGAGAGATCGGGGAGCCCGCCATGGCCATGCAGGCGCGGGTTTGGTCCGACGCCCTGAAGAAGCTGATCTGGAAGATCGGGCAGAGCCAGGCGATCGTCCTGCTCCTGAACCAGGTCCGATCGAAGCCTGGCGTCATGTACGGGCCGACGGAGACCACGCCGTGCGGGAACGCGATCAAGTTCTACGCCAGCACCCGCCTCCAGGTTTCGCACGGCAAGTCGGTCGCGGAGGGGAACGAGAAGACGGGGCGGTACCTGACGATCTCCGCGATGAAGAACAACTTCTGCCCCCCGTACCGCAAGGGAAAGTTCCGGCTCGACTTCGCGGAGGGCTTCGACGACGACTGGTCGATCCTGGAGCATGCAAAAGAAATGGGGATCGTCACCGACAAGTGTCGCTCCGTGAAGGAGGCCCGCCAGGGTTTGAGCTGGGACGAGGCGCAGTCGCAGGGAGTTGAGCCGTGAGTTCCAGCAAGGATCTTCGGGATGTCTTACGAGATCTTCTAGTGAAGGACGAGGTAAATGTCAGCCAAGTCTGGGCCTTGATCAATTGGTACTTTCTAGACTTTTCTCCAACCCTGTGGGAGCAGGCAGGCCAACATTTTAAAGCTCGCAGGTTGCGGCATACGGGACCGATTAGGTCCGTAGCTCAAGTCCTGCGTATTCGGGGCGTCCTGCCTCTTGAGGATCAAGAGGATGAGTTTGAGCAAGAGTTGGAGTTTGTTGATCCAGGGTTTGAGCGAGAGTTTGATCGAGAGGTTGCAAAGGCTGAATCGATCCTGGATGAACTTGAAACTGAAAACCTCTACTATGGTTGGAACTGGCTGATACAGTTAGCCGAGTGTGTATTGCTTCACAGTTTGGTTCCGGTGGCTGAAGTATTTGATGAGGATGGAATTCCCCCCCTCGTCGACCTTCCTGAGCTTAGGTTCGGGTTTTTCTCCCAGATCTTCGAGGATCTTTGCGTAAGCCTACTCCCCTTGTGGGTCCCGGCCGCTCTGAACGCTTCTGTGGATGTGCGCAGGCGCGCGAGTGCGTTCGTTCTGGCTTCAGGAGGTAGTCAGGACGAAGCCGATGCTGCCTGGGATGGAGCAGAGCTGGAGGCTATCCGCGCAGCCGGTGGTGCCCTCATTGTTGCCCTCTCGGGGAGGGAGCGAGAAATTGTGGATGCTGCAAATGCCTCTGTTTCCCGTTTAATGAGTGCTCTCCACGTGCCTTGGGTCGGTGATTTGCTAGCTTCAAGCAGTTTTCGCGATGTTCCGTACGTGGCGGGGAACGACTGATGGCCTCCGCCCGTAAGCCTCCCGTCCGTGCCCGGCCCGAGCCCAAGGGCAAGCTCGCGGTCGTGGCCGACGTCCACGCCCACAACTTCACGTACAAGGGAGGGGAGTGGTCGGGCGGGCTGAACGATCGTGGTCGCGAGTGCATCGCCGTCCTGGAGCGGGCCCTGGCCCAGGCGGAGGCCGAAGGGGCCACGCACTTCTTCGTGGCCGGAGACCTCTTCCACGTCCAGCGCCCCGAGCCCGCTCTCATCGCGGCAATACAGCGCGCGTTCGCGAAGGCCAAGAAGCTGGGCATCGTGGTGGTCCCAGGCAACCACGACATGCTCGCGGCCAGCGCGCGGGACGGGAACACGGCGTGCGCTCCCCTCTGGCAGGAGGCGACGATCGTGAACGAGCCCACCCTGTTCGAGGTGGGAACCATGGACGTCCTGGCCGTTCCCTTCTGCGCCACCATCCCCATGCGGGAGTACCTGGCGGAGGTCCTGCTGGCCCGGAAGGACTGGACGGAGGGGCGCGGGCGCGTGATCGTCACCCACGTCGGGGTCTACGGCGACGACCCTCCGCCGTGGGCGGTGGGCGCTCGGGACGCGATCTCGTCCGCGCGCCTCCTCGACCTCATGAACTCCTTCGAGATCGGCGCGGCCTTCGTCGGCAACTATCATGATGCCGGGATCTGGCAGGACGAGCACACCGCCGCCGCGATCTGTCAGGTGGGCACCCTCTGCCCCCACGGGTTCGGGGACGCTGGATTCACGGACCGGGGCAAGGTGGCGATGTTCGACGGGTTGGCGGGCTATTCCGCCGTCGCGGTGCCCGGTCCCCGCTTCGTGACGATCCGGGAGGGCGACCCGGTCCCGGAGGTTCCCGCCGGGTGCAAGGCTTTCGCGCGGGTCGAGCGAACGGCCGCGCACGAGCTGGCGGCTGCTACCTTCGCGGGCTACGCCGTCGAGGAGGCCGACCTCGCGGCCCAGGTGGCCGAAGCTTCGTCGGTGGAGTTCGTGGCCGAGGACCCGGTCGAGGCTATCAAGCAGGACGTGGAGAGGAGACCCTTGCCCGCGGAGGTTCCGCGGGACGAGGTGCTGAATGCAACCTTGGACTTCTGGAGGAGGGCCTCATGATTCTCCGCCGCCTCGAACTCCGGCACTTCACCTGCTACCCGCGCCTCGACCTCGACCTGGGACCAGGACTCACGCTGGTCACGGGGCCAAACGGCAGCGGCAAGAGCAGCCTCCTGGAGGGGTTGGCGTGGGCCCTCTACGGCGAGACGGTGCGCGGGTCCGACCCGGAGGCTGAAGGCGGGTCCTGCCGGGCGCGAGCCGTGGTCGAGCACGCCGGGGCGCGCTGGGAGGTGGCTCGCGGTCGCGAGAAGGGGAAGTCGATCGAGGTCCAGGCGACGCGGGGCGAGGAGGACG